AGCATATACACTCCTGCTTTTGCTATAGTAACCTCACCTGCGCTTTCACTAAAAACTGCTGTGTCTGAGTTTTGTCTATTAGTATCAAAATCTACAGTAACATAGGTACTACCTGATAAATCTTGTTCAGTGCTTGCAAAAGAATCATAGAACAACGCAACCATAGATGTTCCTGTCTGGTCAGGTAGGGTTATGGTGCGGTCTGCTGTGGGGTTAGCACTTGACAAGAACAGTTCATGGTCATCATCTGATGAGCCTTCAAACCTAAGTGAAAGTCCAGTTGCTAACTCTATATCTCTATTAACAAATCGTGTTACACCATTTCCTTGGAAAGCTACTCTCAAAGAATCTGAACCAGTTGATATAACACGGATATCCAACCTTCCATCTTCTGTGCCATCAGTATCATCAGCGATTATAGATTCTATTTCTGCATATTTTATTTTTTCTCCTGCATCATTTTCACCATTGAATACTATGTGACCAAGCACATCATTGACTGCTGGGCTTGCGCTGTTTCTATAAAGGTCCAATGTGGGGTTTTCGGTAGCACCAGCATCGGTTGAGGTCACAGTTAAATCACCAACGACATCAACACCACCACTTCCAGTATATAATTTTATCGAACCATAATGAAATAAATTTGCCGACCCTGTTGAACCATCTGCTTGAAAATAAGTCGATAAACCACCACTTCCATCATCACTTTGTATAATTACATCTCTGTCTGCCGTGCCATTTCGGATATAAATATCGCCAACATAATTATCAATATAAGAATTAGAAGCATTATGGTACATTTGAAAATCGCTACTATTGCCAAATAGCAGTCGATTAACTGTTGCGCCACTACTATCACCAAACTGTATATTTTTATCATTGGTGTCTAAATTGCCACCTAATTGTGGGCTTGTATCATCTACAACGGCTGATATACCAGAACCACCACCACCTGCTAATTCCTTAACAGTTCCATCAGTATGTTTTGTAAATAGTTTCGCGTCTGCTGTATTGACGGCTAATTCGCCAACAGCGAGGTCACTTGCAGATGGAGTTTCTGTAGCGGTGGATGATCTCTTTATTTGTATCGTGTTCGCCACTTAACACCTCAGTCTGCCTTTTTGGGTCTACCTCTTTTTTTAGGTAGCGTTGATTCGTATTTTTCTTTCCACTTTAATGATGCTTCTTTTTCAAGCTGTAACGTGGTTTTTAAATCTGCTATTTGCCCCTTCACAGTTTTGACTAGCTCTAACAGATTTGTGTTTTGTTCTTCAAAAGCCTCTTTATTAGATGATACTGCCTTTAAAGTTTCATGTGCTATTTTTACTTGTTGGTCTTGTGTTTCAAATTTTGCTTTAGCATCTTGGTATTCTTTTATTTGAACTGCCGCAACTCTAAGTTTGGCTTGTCCTTCAAGATATCTACCAATTATTTCTCCTAAATATGCCTCTTGGCTTTCCGCTAATGCAACTAGCATAGGGTCTTTTTCCATTAATATGTACCTCCATCTATGGTTTTATTATCTAATGTTGCTGTATGATTTGCAAAAATAAATGTATCACCTGCCGCTAACAATGGCAACGTGACTGTCCTATCTGCCGCTAATTCTGAAACAGCGAAAACATATTGATGATTTGCACTTGTATCGTTTATCTGTGGCGTTGTTAAAACTGGACTTGTTAAAGTTTTATTAGTTAATGTTTGTGTATCACTAGAGCCTACAATGTCACCAGATGGTGCGTGTTGCCCATCTAATAAATCTGCATTTAAATTAGAAACTGCTGTTGTTGATGCAATAACTAAGGGTGCTGTGCCTGTTGAAAGAGTAGAAGTAATTTGGCTAGAGGCAGATATGGTTGCTGTATTAACTTGTGAATTGACATGAAGATTACCAAACTTGAGTGATGCTGTACCCAAATCTTGCCCTGCGTTGGTTGCAGGTGAAAATGCCGTTCCTGTGAGTTTTAATTCGTCAGAACCACCTATCTTAATATCAATTTGATCGTCTGTATCAGCCGTAATAGACGTATCAGCGTCTGCATCAAGAATAAGCTCATTACCATTCATATCAAGGCTAGTGGCTACTGTAGCGGCTGTAATCGTTGGCGAACCTGCTAAATTACCCTCTATATTAGCTTTAAGCGTTTGTTTGTTGAACCCTGTGCCGCCTGTGTTGACTGTTGTGGTTGGCTCTGCTTGTAATCCATCAAACAATATAAACTTTCCAGAATCACTTGCATCTCTAGCGAAACCTGCAAACTTTGTTGTTGCTGATTCAACATATTTACCATAAAGACCTAAATCTACTGAATCGCCTGTGTTGTCTTTAGCAACCTTAAAAAGTGGGTCTGTTATTTGAACTGTTGTGGAATCTATAGTTGTGGTTGTGCCTTGAACATCAAGATTGCCTGAGATAGTAAGATTGCCTGTGAAAGTATCGTTGGTATCACTTCTAAGAAAAGCACCCTCACCACCGATTTTTCTTATATTATCTGAAGCATCACGATAGAATAAAATTTGAGTGGCTTCTGTAAATCCTAATTCACCTTGTGCAATATTAGATGTTGTTGGGGCATCAGAATCACTTGTATTTCTTTTTATTTTAATTGTGTTTGCCATCAGTATGTTCCTGCATCTATTTCTTGGGTGTATACAAACTCATCACTTGATGAACTAAATTTTATCATATCACCATCTGATGGAGTAGCAGTCGGTAAATCCTTGCCACCTATAGTAGCTGTTCCACTTGGTCCTTGTGGTCCTTGTGTTCCAACTGATACAACTTCAATATTGGTTGATAGTATTTCAACATTCATTGATACGTTTGGAATAGATACTGTATTTGTAGTTTCTTGAACTGAAACACTTGTTGAATCAGATATAGTTACAGAGTTAAGAGTTTGGGCAATCTCAACTGTATTACCTGCCTCTACCGCTATACTGTTTGTAGTTCCAGTAAGTATAACGTCATTCATCTAGTTACCTCTCTAACTATTGAATAACTACCTTCTATCAATCTAGTAACAACACCGCCTGATGTTATTAACTCTAAATCATAAACCCCATCACCTGCTGTAAGATTAGCTGTATCTGTTGCGGCAACTGTAAGTGTAACTGTACCATTCGAACCGCCTAAAGCTATGCGTCCGTTCTCTGTGGTGAGCGATAATACTGTTGATGAACTTTCTATCTCATCTCTTAACTGCATCCGCGCTGTATAACCCGATAAATTAATCGCGCTTCCTGCTGAATCTTTGTATGTAATAACAAGAGATAGCGTTGCGCCTTGCTCAACTGTCAGATAATAATTCCCTGCTGTCATTTTGTTTCCCAAGCCTCATTAATATCTGGTGTACTTGGGTCATCACCCTTTAATGTTCCATCTGCGTTTCTAGCCCTCTTACGAGCCTTTATCTTTGTTTCTGTAGGTTTTACCACCTTAGTCTCTTGAGCGACCCCTGCGCTTATAAAATTACGAACAAGAGCCTGTTTCCACGGCTTATCTATTACTATTTCTTCACCTGCCTGATACATTCGTGTTTCAGAGCCATATTCATTGGACGCACCAAGCATTGATACTAACATCTTTATTGCCATGAAAATCTCCTAGAAAAAAAGGGCAAGGTTTCCCCTGCCCCTTAATTTTATGCGTTATGTACGTCAAAAGCATTATCGCCAGTATGACGAGCGTGACTCTTAATAACAGTTGTGCCTAGTGGCGTTCCTGTTGAGTGTGTGCCTGTCTTAGCGATAGTTGTGCGAACATATCTTTTACCACCGATATAGCCAACACGATAGGTTGAACCAGTAGAATCAGGATTACCACCTGTTCCTGCTGTGCCTGTTCCATCAATCTTCAAGAACACACCATCTGCCGCAATTGTTCCATCTACTATGTCGCTTTGAGTAGCATCAGTAAATGTTGAATTGTCATCAGAGTGTTCTAGTCCAATTTGAAAGAAAACAGAGCCTGATAAGGTATCACCTTCCGCGCCTATTGTAACAAGTATTGTAGCACCTTCATAACCCTGAAGGTCAACGCCAGTACCATTAGAAGCGGCTGTTGTAACTGCACTTTTGTGAGAAAGTGCTGTTGAGATTGAGTTTGATAAGTCTTTCATGTCACTCTCCCTTTACGCTGAGATTAATTGAGTGCGAAGTGCTTCAGCTAATACTACCTGACCACCAACTCTACGTCTTGCTACATAACGAACATTGCCGCTTGTTGCTTGAGTAAATGGATCTCGTAATACGCTTAAAGCCACACGATCAACGACCATGTATCCGCGTGAGAAATCACCAAACGCTACTGGCTTTGCGGAACCTGCAACATCTGGCATATCTGGCATTTCAACATAAGGATATCCAAGAATAGTATTTGGAACTCCTGCTGTTAGCATCATACCTGCTTGGAACACATATTGTCCTGCTGTATCCTTTAGCTTGCGTATAGCCGCCAAGGTTGTGCGATTGAATATGAAAGTACCATTAGCACCATAAGGTGACTTAACAGCGTGTACCAAGTCAATAAGACCATCGCCTGTTAACAATGTTCCAGAACCAGAGTTTGTTGAACCAACACTTGAGTTTGTTAAAACACCTTCTGGCTTACCAACTGCATCACCAGATATCATTGATAGACCTTCAGCTTTTGCAAACTGATCTGCAAATTCTTGTTGCATTTCTGCCTCAAGATTAAATACAGAATCCTCTAGCTCTTGCTCAGAAATATCCACAAGCGCATATAACTCATGTGTTGGGATTTCTTCCAACTGAGTTGTATAACCAGTTGTCTCTGAACGAGTACCAGACTCAGCTACCCATTGTGCAGTAAATGTTGCTGTGCGTGATGGCATTTGAACTGACTTTTGTGAAGTTGCACGAACACGAGCGATAGAACGCATTGGTGAAATCTCAGTTAAAGTCTTGATAAGCTCACGGACATATTCTGGTGGGGCAAGAAAACCTGCGGCTGTATCATCAGAAACAGTCAAGGCTTTTACCTCATCAATATCCATGTTGTCCTTGCCTTTGCGTAGCCACTTATCAAATGCCTTTACAGACATATCAATTTGCTTTGCTTCCACACCTGCTTCTGGACGCTTTAAAAGTGTCTCAAAAGTATCTAGCTTTTCTTGGACTTGCTTTTGCTCTTGTTGTGCAAGAGTAAGTTTTTGGTTGATATCTTCAAATCTATCAAGGTCAGCCTCAATATTTTTTATTTTCTCATCCACGAGAGGATCGGTTGAACCTTTCTTCTCTAAATCTGCAATACGAGCGTCATTGGTTGATTTGAACTCTTCAAATGCTTTCGCCATGCCCTCGACTGCGTTTTTGATATCGTCTGACATCATCAGTCTCCTTTAAGGATTGAAGTTAATTTAGCAATCGAATTGATTGCTTCTGTTTGCTCATTGTCAACCTCGCGCTGATCTAAAGCCTTAATAACAGCATTTGCCGCTACTTTTGATTCGCTTCTTGAAAGACCACCTTCGTCCCGAAGGAAACCTTCCCATTCACGAACCGATTTGCCCTCACCTTTTACCGCTTGAATCCTTGCGCGTGGATTCATTGGAAAGGTAACAGCGGATATCTCCATCAGGTCAACTTCCTTGAGCATA